CTGTCAGCCTTCAGTATCAACACGCGCTATGTCCTGCACACACGCTACTGCTTCCGCTAATCACTGTTGTTGTTGAGTTCTAGCGACTCTTAAGCCTAGACTGACTAATGTAGTGAGTTATAATAGTGTTAGGTTTAGTATTGATAAGGGGGAGATAATCATGGCGAGAACGAGGGATATACCATACCGTGAAGTACTCGAGGCAGCTGGGTTCACCCCAGATGACTGGCAGCTAGACATACTTAAGCGAGCAGAGTCAGAGCCTATCATTGGTATTTCTATCCCACGTCAGAACGGTAAGACAGAATTAGCGCTCATGCTGTTGATGGTCACTGGCATGAGGGGACAGCGTGGAGCCTTTTTTGGTCATAACGGAGACGTGCAGAGAGAAGCGTTGCGTCGGGCAGAGGCGATCTGCAAGCCTCTGATCGCCGCTGGCGTCGTTAAGTCTGTTCGTGTCAGCAGCGTTAGCAACTATGTTGAGTTCACTAGTGGTGGTCGCATCTATTTTAAGATCCGTACTCCTGGCGCTGCTGTTGGCTTGACTCTTGATCGCATCGTCTTTGATGAAGCACAGAAGATGACTAATCAGTCTTACGAGGACATCGTTCCTGTGACTACTACCAGTCCTGACAGGTCAATAGTTATGATGGGCACGCCACCAACTGACGAGGACTTGATGATGGGGGAGACTCCCTTTATTCGTGCACGTAAGACTTTATCTAGCCGAGCTTGGATAGAATACGGTATCGGTGATTACCAGCCAGAGCACAAGCCATACACGTTGAATGAGATTCATGCTGTCAACCCAGCATGGCGCCGTATACCATCTTTCACTAAAATGGTCAACGAGCAGATGGCTACTCTTTCAGACGAGGCTTTCTCAAGGCAGCGAATGGGGGCATGGGTACTCCCTGATTCTCCAGTGTTCCATACGCCAGAGTTGACGACAGATGAAGTGAATAGAGCTTTGTCTGTGCGTGGTCCACAAGACGGTACAAGACTAAAAGCTTCAGTTGGTATTTATCCAGATAGTGATCTCGCCTATGTTACGTTCAATGATGGTTTGTATGAGGAGATCGTCTACTCTTGCTCTATTGAGGGAGGAGACTTGAATGAGCTTGTTGAGTGGTTGAGGAGTCGTACACGACGATACTCTACATTGACTATCCCAGCTAATGCTCGTGGTCGTGCTATAAAGTCTGTGCTCACACAATACGGTTTGAGTGGGAAGATACGGATGAGTGATATGCCTATGACTGCTACTAGCGTGGGGCTATGGTTACGTAAGGTCCGTGATGGCACACAGAAGATTTTCAAGAACGATGACAGCACTAGAGCTGTTGCTGGTTTCTGGATTGGTTACGACGCTAAAGCTAATGCAGCTATCCTGGCTGCTGGCACTCCAGAGTCTCGGTCCGCTATTCTCTCATTGGTTCTTGCTGTTAGCGAGAATCGTGTAGGGGAGAAGCGCGAGTCTGTTACTAGTTTTAGTTTCTAGTATGGTGAGTACAATGACAGCAGTCGAGTACGATGAGAAACGGTTCTATAGCTGTAGTAGTTGTGGCGCAACAAAGACTGTGCTGCTGTCAGATGGTTATGCCGTTAGTGTAGTGATTAATTTGCCTCATGTTACTTGTGGTTGGAATGAGTCTGATCACAAGTGGGCACTGACTAAACCGGGAGGTATGTGATGGATAACATTGATGATGCGCTCGCGTTCTATGTTAGCAAGCGGAGGGGCGACTTGGTTGAGCTGCTTGATTCTCCAGAGCTTACTGTAGCGGAGCTTGCTGCTATCAAGATCATTCTTGAAGCTCTAGAAGATGGGGGACGGGCTATGCAGCTGCTTGTTGAGAGGACTGGTGGTAAAGCTGTTCAGCGTAACTTGTCTATCTCTGCTAACGCTGGTGATGGTGCTGCAGAGAAGCTTGCTGCATTGTTGTCGACTGGCCGCAATACTGACCGTAAAGCTATCTCTAAATGATGTGCTATACGTACAGTGATACAATAAGCAATGGATCATGGGAGGCGCTATCTTATGCGGCAGACTGGTAGCTTGAGCTCGCGGGCCTGGCGGGCTATTAGAGCAGAAGTCATGAGTCGTGAAGATACCTGCTACTTATGTGGGGGCCCGGTGGACAAATCGTTGCCTGGCTCCTCGCTCATGGGACCACAGGTCGACCATGTGCAGGCAAGAGCATCGGGCGGCGCCTTTTATGATTCCTCTAATCTTCATCTCGTTCATGCGTTATGCAACCAGCGCAAGTCTAGCATGGATCTTGAGGTCTACAGATTCAAGCAGGCTAATAAGCAGCAGCATAGTAGAGAATGGTAGTACAGTGAATGTACTAGTGATACAATGTAACTAACACGGTAGTCCAGAGGAGGGATTAGCCATGGCAAGAACAAGAAAGACTGTGGAGGTAGCAGCGGCTCCTACTCCACTAGATGTGCAGGCTAGTAAGCCAGCAGCAAAGATGCAGCCATTTGTTGCTCCACCAGTAAAACAGGTCAGCAGTGAGGAGGCTCGACAGTCGGTAGTCGTTGAGCCTTCAGCACAAGAAGCAATTGACGCTAGTGCGTCTAACCATGATGTTGTTGAGCATAATGATAGCAGTGAGTCTGCAGAGTCATTAGAAGATTCTGTGTTGGCTGAATTAGATTCTAACGATGAGTCTACTGTTAAAGCAGACACTGTTGAGTCTAATGATGAGGCTGAAGTCAATGACTCGTCTAATACTGATGTGCCTACTACTGACGATAAGGCTACTATCTACACTAAAGCTGACGCTAGTGAGATCGCACAGAAGGCTGTTCGTCGTGCGCTTGCTAGTAAGAAGGTCCGTGGATTACAAGAGGAGAACGAGCGTCTTAAGGCTGAATTGTTGAAGATGCGTCATAACGATGAGTTGGATGCTATCAGTAGGTCAACAGGCATCTCTCGTTCGCTGTTAGAGCAGAGCAAGCTTGAGGGTGATGAGCTTAAGTCTTACGCTGATTCACTTAAGAAGGAACTTACCGCTATGAGTGAACGTCAAGCAGCTGAAGCTACTAATGTGGCTGGTAATCTGTTGAGGAATACTGTTGTTCAGCAATCTGGTAAGATGGATGCGTGGGCTAGGCTCGCGGCTGATCTTGCTCGTTGATAATAGGAGGAGAGCGATTAATCATGGCGACTAAAGCAAAGCACAGTAATGCTAACATTAATCCATTCAATAGCAAGCGTGAGACTTTAAGGAAGACTATAGCAGTCGAGTTAAAGCGTAAGCTTGAGGCTGACGCTTTTTATGCTGCTCACTTCTTCAAGCAAGTCAAGCAGCTACAGTCAATGGTTGACTCTGATGGTGAGGTGGAAGACCCAACACTGTTGTATGATTTGCTGCTTGATGTGGTAGGTGATCACGAGGAAGAAGTCAAGGCTGTCGTGGGAACAGCTGTAGAGCCGGTGTTCTCCTTCTTGACAGAGGTACTTGCATCCAACGACACTGGTGATAGTGATTCACTGGGGGAATAGTTAGCGCTGGAGTCTGGGCACTAACGAGGGAAGGCGTTAGTGATTTAAGACAGTACTGGAATGGTAGGGGCGATGAGTTCACATTAAGCGAGCTTGTCGCCTTTCATTCTACTCTGCCAGATGACAGCGCTACAATGAGATGCAGTTCTGATAGTGTCATCAGTCTCAATAGTCAGTTGCTTTGCATGATCGTTGACTCTATAAGGGGCCTTGCTGCTGGATTGGGAGGCAAGCGACTAAAGAAGGAAGACATGCTGTCGATGTCGTTTAGTCGTAAGGCTCTGGAGAAGCGTCTGCATGATGAGGAGGAGAAGCGTGCAGTGTTAGAAGCTCTTAAAGCTAGTATGTAGCTTATGTTTGCAATGAGAACATTGTCGCGTATAATAAGTATTAATAACGTCGACCGCGTCATAATGGTCTGGCCGCGAGGCTTGCTCGGCAGAGCCTAAAATGCAGTTCACTAGTCAAAAGTATTAAGACTCTGTTTTTAGAGGTGGATTATGGCAATCGAGAATTTAACTAACATTCCGGTACCAGCCGAGGTTTCTGCTGACATCTTCACTGATGCTCTTGAGGTTTCTGGCCTTACTAGCCTTGCTGCTAATGCTGGATTGAACTTGAGGATTACTTCAGACCCTCGTGACCGCATCGCTTATGATGTGAGTGGTGCAGAGGCTTACTGGCACAATCCTGTGACTAATGAGAAGCAGGTGAGCACTAACGCCATTAAGACTGTCAATGTTCCAATGTATGATCTTGCTTTGATCTGGAAGGTTCAGGATCACACGGATCTTGATGCTACAGAGCTCATCAACCAGCTCAAGCTCGATGCTCCTCGCAAGCTTGGCGAGGCTCTGCAGAAGACCATTTTCGGTGGCACTGCAGAGAAGACTGAAGCACCATTCGGTGGAGTAGCGACGTTTGGTGACGCGACAGCTATCGACACTACTAGCGCTAACGCTTGGGCTGGTGTCATTGATGGTGTTGATGATGCTTCAGGCTTGCTGTTGAACAGTAAGGTCAAGAGCGATCTCAAGACTGCTGTGACCACTGTCCAGGCTGGCGTCACGATCAATCCATTGACGTTCGGTATCGATGATGGCTACACTGTGGCTGGCTTGCCTGCTTATTTCGTGAAGAGGGCAACTGAAGAAACTACCGCTCTCGCTGGTATTGTTGGTGACTGGAGCAAGGCTGTGCTCTACATCAAGAACGATCTGTCGTTGCAGACTGTTGACGGTAGTACTGATTTCCAGATGATGCGTGAGGATGCTCGTGCATACAAGTTGAAGTGGCGTTGTGGTTTCGCTGTGGCTGACAAGAAGTACTTCAAGACCTTCAAGAAGACCTCACCGTCTAACTCCTGATCTGTCATCAAGTAGTCAAGTTATGAATGATATTTAGAGGGTGATTACTTATGGCAAAGAATGTTAATCATGTAACCAGTGCCAAGGGTGATAATGTCCGTGGACCGTTGCTTTACAATCCTTCTCTTGATGTGGAAGTGACTGCCGCAACAGACTTTAGTACTGGTGGTTGGGTAAAGCTCGGTTACGGCTCCACCGATGGCGTATCTGTTGAGCAGACTGCTGACGACACGACAAAGTCTGTCTGGGGGGCGTCTCTAGGTACGGTGTACTCTAACTTCCAGGACCAGATCACACTGCATTGCGCTTCCTTCATGGATCCTGACATGCTTGGTGTCGTGTTTGGCTCCGGGAACGTGAGCACAGATACCACTACCGGCATGACGACTATCAAGGTCAAGAACAGGAATGGCTCACAGGGAACGTTCGTTGTAGCTGCTACAGCAGATAATGGCGCACCTATGATGTGGGTCTACCGTGGTCAGACCGACCCTAACGTGTCTTACGACGCGTCAGAGGACGACATCATCACGTACGACTTGACTGTCACTGGCATCTCTGCTGATGACGGTACGACGAGCACGATGATCTTCAAGACTGCTGAACCAGTTACGAAACCATCTGGTGATAGCGGATCTAGTAAGTGATTTAGCTATTAGTTTATCTCGATAATGGGCGCTACCTACCTGCACAGGTAGCGCCCATTATTGTTGAGTGATACAATAAGTAGTAACGACATAAGGGGGATAACTATGGCGTCATACGCGACTTACCAGGACGTGGGGAAACGATTAAATACTGTATTCACTGATGAGACTGACCAGGACATGATCACTAGCGCTATTGAAGAAGCATCGGCGTACATTGACGCTGAATGCAGACAGGCTGGTGTAGACCCATCAACTATTGACTCTGGTCTACTTAAGATTGTTGCAGTAGACCTTGTAGCGTCATGGTGGCAGACCCTAGACGTCCCGGCTGGCGCTACTTCAGTGAGCAAGACAGTTGGCGATGTGAGTATGAGTGTCAGTTATAATAGCACTGCACAGCAAAGCAGTAGATCGCCGTGGTTCTTGAGTCGACAGCAGCGCCGATTGCTAGGCTTGTCTAAACCATCATTCTTCACTATTCAGATGGTTCCAGATTTACCGTTCGGCAGACTGTGACTAGGAGGAAATAAATATGGCTGTTAACAATACTGTTGATGCTCTTAAATTGCAAGAGCAAGTCATTAAGAGGGATCTACAGCGTAAGTCTGCTGTGAGCATAGAGGGTCAGATCATCGATAGCCAGTGGCTGTCTAACGTGTCGGACGTTAGGTCGTTCCTAGATGAAGATTATAGCGTACCATTGTCTGGCGGCGGTTACGCACAGCGTAATCTTACTCCAGGTCAGGCACAGCTCCCATGGGGTCGCATTGGCATAGAGAAATGGTGCGATCGTGTCATCCCGTTACTGAACACTACTGTTGAGCCATCAAGCCAGTGGCAATCGGTCATCACAGCTATCAAACAGGCTTGCAAGGACGCTATCTCATTCGGTAACTCCACGATCATTGTTGATAGTGATGGCGAGTTGAGGGTTAGCACACCAGAGACCAGCGTTGCTACTAAAACTCCATTCACGACGACTTTCGTTGAAGATTTTGGTGACGTGAAAACAGCAGCAGCTGATGATGGCGTGTTGATGATTGCTCGTGACGGGGATGACTATGTTGATTCTGGAGCAATGGCATTTAGCATCTTTCACGATGCTGATGGTGCTCATCCACATGGTAGCTCTAGACTGACACCAGCAATCAGGTCTTGTATTCGCGCGGCATCTAGGAATAAGATCCGTGCAGAGATAGCTGCTAACTATTACGCTTTCCCACAGCGCATAATCAATGGCGCATGGGAGGGAATGGACCGTTCTGTTGGTCTTGAGCAAGCTAAACTGATGGCTGGAGCTAGCACCGTGCAGGTCATCCCCAAGGACCCTGACACGAATGAGAAGCTTGATGTTCAGCAGCTGCCTGCAGCATCATTCGAGCCGTTTATTGCTATGCAGAAACAGCTGGCTACAGAGGTAGCTACCGGTTTCGGCATCTCTTATGATGAGCTCGGCGTGACGACTAACCAGCCCCAGTCTGCTGACGCTATCTATGCACTGAAAGAAGGCTTGTCCCTAGCTATCACGTCGTGGGAGCAGGAGATCACCTCGACGCTACAAGCTATGCTGGTGCGAGTCGCCGAGATCTGGGGGGTTGATACGCCAGTGCTCTCATGGCAAGAGCCAGCGCTGCCTAGCAAGGGCTCCGCTGCTGACGCTGCCATCAAACTCGTATCTGCTTTCCCTGCACTCAAGGATTCTCGTGCTGTCCTAGCGTGGGCTGGACTACCAGCTAATGTTCTGGAAGCAGTCGTGAAGGAGCTCGGCGGGGACTATGACGAACCATCACTAGGTGGTGATACTAATGAGTAGCTGCTCAATGAGAGATTTCTTCACTTCTCGCGTAATCAGGTTCTCTGTGCGATCAAACAATTCCGGTAATGATTCTGGTGACGGCTGGGGCCCTAGAGAATCGGTTAATTCGACGTCCGGCACAGGTATCGTCAAGACTCCATCAATGAGTATAGATTCAGAGTACACATATGATGACGCTAGTAAAGGCACTATAGTACTATACTCATTTGATGATAGTAGCGTATTTGAGAGCGAGGATGTTCAGCATGTGAAGACCGATGATGTAGTAGTCGAGATACTAGGAATCAGCTACTCTATAGTTAGCATAGATGACCTGCCTAGACCGGTTGATCGCATCAAGTGTAGAGTGGTTCTAAAGAGGACGGTGTAGCATGGCAGCATTATCATTCGAGAGATGGTTGTTCAACCAGTTCAAGGCAACGTTCTCTGACTTGAATGCCGCTCGGCTAATGGATGGCGTGTCGTTGAGGCTATCAGACAGGGCAACATTGTCTCGTTACCAGGTTCAAGAGTCGTATGAGCTGCTAGTATCACAGCCCGATAAGACTACTGCTAGCAGTATGACAGAGCAAGCAGCCACTGTAATAGACTCTCTACCAGAGCATAATTATGTTCACACGACGGCTATAGATGGTACTGCAGCACAACGGCAGAACGATCCTGGTCGGTGGGTGTATTCGACGATATTCACAGTCACTAGGCGGCGTGACATCAATGACTGGAGTGAGGTAGAATAATGGCGAGCAAGGCAGCACAATCTAGGGCTATCTCGATCTACCAGGATAGTATCGCAAGGGTCAGTAGAAGGATTGGTAGGCAGGCGGCAAAGAGGATCGCTGTCATCACAGGCAACCCTGCTTATGATACTCCAGCCATAAGGGATGCCGTTAGACAGATAATTTTGAACGGCTTGATTGACGCTGACTCTAGTAGGCCATTGCCTGGCATAGTCAATGAGATGATAGTCACGACGATGGAACCATTGCTGCCTGAAGGAACAACAACTATACAGTTTGTTGAAGCCAGTACTATTGCTTATAAACAGTTAGAGGCCGCTATAACCAGAGCGTTACTAACAAAGAAGATGGCAGAGCGCGAGTCTATACTAGCAGGCGCTGCTGTAGACTTACAAGCGTCTCGTGTAGAGGAGACACGAGCATCCATTATAGACGGTACAGCTAGTGTATGGGCTAACGGTAAACAACAAACTGTTAGCAATAGAGTTGGTTCTAAAGCAACAGATTATTACTGGGAACGCATAACTGAACCTGGTGCCTGTAAGTGGTGCACTAGTATAGCGCCACGTAAGACCAGTATTTACGAGGCGTTCCCACGTCATAATCACGATCGTTGTACTAGACGTCTCGTACGCGGATCACTAGGAGGTATCTGATGGCAAGAACGAAAGTTAGCGGTAAGATGGACCGTAACTGGCTACAGAAGATAGGTAAGAGCAGTAAGATAACCGATACTGTAAGGTCAACATGGCAAGAAACGAAACATGTTGCCGAGGCTAACATCGACATTCTAGGCTATCGAACAGGCGAGCCGTTCTACCATTACGGCGGGCGTCGACCTACAGTTTCGACTAGTAGTACTGTATGGGGAGCTACAGGAACGATCTGGGCAGAGAGTCCTATGGCTAGGACTAGGCTAGATAGTCTAGACGATGCTGCTGAAACTGTCGACTTGAGACTAAAGAAGCGGAGGTGACTAGAATGGCTGGTCAATTAGGTAGTTACAAGATAGCGATCTCCCCTGATCTAGCATCATTCAAAGAGGTCAGTAGGACAGTCGGTACTAGCTTACGTGGAGCACAACAGCAGATAGAGAAGTCCCTCTCATTCACTGGGGTCATTCAATCGGCTGCTAGCACTGCCTCCGCTATCGGTAGCTCACTGTCTAATGCTGGCGGCATTGCTGCTAAAGGCATGTCAGTCATAGGCGGAGCCCTGCATTCAGTGGGATCAATCGCCTCATCTGTCGCTACTGCTGTAGGTGATGCTTTCGTTAGCGCTGGTAAGACAGCGTCCGCTGGGCTACTTGCTGGAGTCGGGGCTCTGACTACACAGATCCCGGCAGCCGCAAAGACCAGTGACATTCTACAGGGCTATGGCACAGCACTGTCAGCTGCAGGATTCGATCAGTCGACTATAGACAATACCCGTAAGCAGCTCCGTGAGTTCGCTGATGAGACAGAGTATGATCTGAACGACGTCATGAACGTGAGCGCTACTCTGGCAGCTAACGGTGTACAAGATTTCACTGACCTGTCTAAAGCTCTGGGTGGTTTCGTATCAACGTTCAATCTAGAAGACCCGGCACAGGGCTATAAGCAGCTAGCGTTCGTCACTAGTCAGATAGCTGGCGCTGGCAGAGTCATGACTGGAGATTTCTACCAGGTCCAGAACGCGGTTCCAGCTGCAGCTGACAAGCTCAAGCAGGCCTTGGCTAATATGGGAGCATACGTCGGCGATTTCAAGACTGCCCTATCGACAGGTCAGATCTCGTCTGAAGAGTTCTTTAGCGCCATCAAGCAGCTCGGCCTGACTGAAGAGGCACAGGCTGCAGCTACCTCTGTTGACACATTCAGCGGCGCTATCGGGAACATGCAGGCAGCTATCCAGGCTAGCTGGCTAGATATACTGGAGAAGTACAAGCCTGCCCTAACAAAGTTCGTTTCTGGGCCACTTACTAAAGCAGCTCAAGACACGATAAAGTTACTAGGTAGCGTGGCTGATAAGATAGCGTCAGTCCTACTAGATAGCCAGGGCGAGATCAGATCGTTCAACGATATTGTAAGTACTGTATTCAGTAGCCTAGACATAAATGCTATGCTGTCTAGAGTAGTGTCAATGTTCTCAACGATAAGTCAAACCATAGTAGCCGGTTTAGAGACTATTGTTCCCAAGCTGACATCCGCACTGAATCAGTTAGATTTCAGTAAGCTCTTTGATGTGGCTGACGAGCTCTGGAAGGGGATACTGGATATTGACTGGAGTGGACTATTCAGTGCTATGGTGGGCGCCGCTAAACGGGCTATTGATGCTCTACCATCGTTGTTTAGCATCTCTGTAGACAAGATACAAATGCCTACAGGTGATCAAGTAGCCGCTAAACTGGTAGATGCTATCAAGGGAGCACTTGACCTGGGCTCTATGCTGCTAGGTAAGCTGGCTGATGGTTTCGACTATGTGACTGCTCACATGAGCGAGATCATGAGTGTAGTAGGCACAGCACTGGGAGCTCTACTCAACGGGATAGCAGACTGGTTCTTGAATACTGATTCTAACGGTCAGACCGGCGCTAGTAAGCTGTTCGATGCCGTCTCTAAAATGATCTATAGTATGATGGCTAACCTAGATAAGATAGGCGAGCCTATCGGTGAGTTGATCGGTCGCGCGCTCGGTGGCATAAATCTAAAAGACATAATCTCTAACGTATTCAAGGCGCTGGGCGCTATAATCCAGGGTCTGTTCAGTTTCTTGACTGGCCTAATAAAGGGAGTAATAGCCGGATTCCGGGAACAGATCAGCACTGGTGGTACAGAGGCTGTCAGGGGATCCGCGACAGCTATTCTGGGTGCGATGTCACCTGGATTCGCCCCTATACTAACATGGGCTAATGATAAGGCTAACGAGCTAGTCAAGCAGTTCAGCAGCAAGGCCAGCGCAATGAAGGACGCTGGACGACAGTTGATGAATGGTCTAGAGGAAGGCGTCACCGAGAAATACAAGATGACTACCTCTAAAGGCCTACAAGCTGTAGGAAACTCAATAACTAGAGACTATTATAAGCTATGGAAGATTCACTCACCGTCTAGAGTATTCGCCGAGATCGGTGGTTACTTGATGAGTGGTCTACAGCGCGGTATCGAGAATGGCGCTACAGGCGTATACAGCGTCGCGTCGTCATTCGCTGGTCAACTAGAGGATGCTTTGACAGTACAGCCAGAGGTCGCTTTTAGCACAGCTAATACACAGCAGCAGCTGCAGCGGTTAGCGCAAGAGAGGATGAGTAGTCTTGAGTCAACATACCAGCAGGCTCCTTTGACTACAAGACGAGTTGCTCCAACACAGATAACGATAAACCAGCAGATAACAAAAATGGATGACTTGTCTAGTATCTATAGTATGACTAAACGTGCAGCTAACGGTTATTTTGCTAGAGCGCTAGCATAATATTGTTACAGATACCTTTAGGACAGCAGTAAACCGACCATAGACCAGCGAACCTCCTCGTTATGAATGACTTGTCATGGAAGCTCATCGGCCGGGGAATGGCGCATAGCTGCAGTCCTAGCGGCACGTCTTACCACAACATCACTAACCGTTAGAATCATTGGCACTGCTCCCATCTTCATTAGCTATAAACTGAATACCGCGAGACTGTATGAACATACTGTTAGTCTCGCGGTATTCTAATTGACCCATCATCAGAAAAGCCGTCCACGGTATAGCACATCACCTATGACCATGACCGGCTTTAGAATCGGAATAGTTGGAATTTTTGATAGTGATAGTACATATCTGAATAGTTAGTAAGTGATACAATGGTCTTATACACAGGAGGAGATTGATGGCTTTATTCACTAGAAAAGATGGTAGGGCTGGTGACGCGCCTATAACGACGCTAGCAACATCGCCTGACACTGTACAAGACACCACAACAGGCTATAAGCTAACAGAGTCTGACCTGACTAGCTTATCAGGGATGCTATCAACATCATACGATCAGGCCTTTGTTGCTCTACATGCGTCGCGTCAGAGGCAGTCTAGTAAGAGACTACAAGGAAAACAGGTCGTCTTTACTTTTTCTTGTGGTGATCCAACTGGTGTAGAGCAGCAGATAATCAAGTCATTCTTCACTTACGATAGACCTATACAGTATGTTGATAGCCAGAGAGACATTCAAGATTGTGAGTTGTACGTCACGGCTATAGATGATTCGTTCTATAGCGGCGCTGATAGCGTACAAGTCACAGCAACAATGGTTGATTCTGATGTTATGGACAAGTCTAGTGTCGAGATTAAGAAGGGCACTGTTGCCGCTGCTGGTAGCGGTACATTATCAGCTTCATATACTAACAATGCTCCAACTGCTGCAACAATCATGGTAGAGTTAGGAGCTAACACTCCTATGAGCTGGTCTGGAGTCTCTTTTACTATCACAGCAACTACTGCCGATTCTAAACTTGGCACTGGCAAGATAGTAGCTGTAGTCGGTAACGTGACTAGTAGTGGTATACGGTTTGATAGCCTTGATGAGTTCACGTATGGTTATGGAACCATTTCTAACGTTGGTGACGCGAAATACTTCAGTATACCAGCTGGTTTAACTGCTGATGTTTCTGTGACAGTCAACAATACTGCAGCTCATGACATTAGCGTAAAACTAATAGCTGTAGCACAGGCGCCTAAAGGCCAGTACGCTTTCTAATAGGGAGAAGTATACACATGTTGTCAACTAGCAGTAGAATACAGTTCATTAGCGAGCCTAGAGTAGACTTTAGGAAAGCAGCTACAGTCAAGAACACTGTTCTTGGCTCTTTTGACGCGACACAGGTCCTGGTTGCCCGCAAGTGGGCTAACCCTGACGAGCTAACAGCGGAGTTAGTTGTGCCTACTGGTTGGGCGTTAGATCACTTGCCACAGAAGTCTGAAATCATATGGAATCCCAACACTAGGGCTCGGTATGTTTCTGTGACACCGCCTACTGGTCTGACGATGGTATTTTTGTTGACGGAATGTGATATTGAAGAATTAGATGATGAGAACTGTAACTTGTCTATCAAGGGGTACTCGCCAGAAAAATGGTTAGAGATGGTTCCCAGCACTATCAAGAGGGCGGATGAGGCTTTACTCACTAATAACTCTACTGTAGCGGACTGGGTACGTTTAGCCTGTCAACAGTATTCTCTTGGCTGGGGCGTTGAAACTATAGATGAAGTGTCTTATCGTGACTTGCCTATAGAATCTACATCGGATGCTAGTGTGGTTGATGCTGATGATAGGGATTATTATGGCGTGTCATCAGTGTCGTTAGATGACATTTCTACATCGTTCACAGACCATAAGCAAGCCTCGTTGATAAGCGATGTTTCCAATGTCGATTCGAGACCGTGGCCAGCACCATTAGGGGCAGACCTGTTCAAGCTAGAGCAGTCGTTCCCTTACACTATCGAGAAGACCAGCAACGGTGCTACTGTAGAATACAGATCCGAGTTCGAGCTGATGTTGCTCCCGGTAAAAGACGGTGGTCCATATAATGATGGTTGCCTATGGTGGAGATGGTATGTTCACCCGCACGAGGCTGATGTCGTCTACATTAGTAGGCAAGCCGGTTCTATAATAGGCAACTCGACTCTGCATTTGACTAGTAACGATACAGATGCTTTAGTGTGGCCACCAGACTACCAGGAGACTGTTGGTGATGGTGATAACCAGACTACTAGAGAAGTCACTAGGAGATCTCAAGCACGTTTCGCCAGTACTAGGCCTGCTATGCCAGGACCATGGGCTAGCGTGGCTACTAAAGAAGCAGAGTATGGACAAGCAAAGCCTGAATCGATCACTGCTGTAGACGCTATGAAGCAGGCTGCTGCAGCTAAAGCTGGTCTAGATCCTAGGATAACCATTGACTGCACTGCTGACGGTACTAGCGAGCCGCTGCAAGACATAACTAACAAGTTGAGGCCTGGCATAACAGCTGGTTTGAGGTTCTCTAATGCTGTCTTGACGTTCCCTGTTGATGAGGTTGATTACTCGTTCAGTGAGTCTGGTTGGTCTATCGAGTTACCATTGACAGTGAAGACCAATCATATGGCATTTACTTATTATGGTGATGACTATGATGAGTATAACCCAGATGACTCGTTTGAGGGCCCTGGTGATACGCCAACGCCGCCAGAGCCAACTAAACCATTAGGCGGTGGACACGTTGACTGGATATCTGCTAACTATGGGGGAGCATATAACTGCCCCCAGCTACTGATCAAGACTGATGAGCAGAAGCTGTATGCTGTGAGGAACTCTGGCGCTGTAGCTGATATTGACTGGGTAGGTTCGATCGTCGAGGTCACCATGGACCCGGCTATTGTAGAGAAACTGATCCCGCTAGGCTATCACGGTGGCCTGTTTAGGGCAGAGGGGTACGCTAGCGATTTCTGGGTCATCGATTTCTATGGCGATATGGATAAACCTGTAGTCAAGCATGGTACGCTGCCTCAAGGCGAGCAAGTAGTGATGGGGGCTAATACTGGTAGCTGGATCATGACTACAGCATGTGCATACAGTACCACTGTGGATTCTAGTGGCACAGAACTTGTGCTTACCCCGTTAGAGTCCTACCCTATGATCGGCACGGAGCGAGTGATTCAGGCTGGGAACAGTCTAGTATTCGTGGGTAAGAAGCAGCTATGGAGATGGAATGGTAACGAGCGGTCTCTACCAGAGAGCCTGGGCCTTGCTCGCGGCGGCGAGTGGACTCAAGTCATGGTTACTGACGACGGTCATGTTCTTGCTATAGACAGTCAAGGCGTCAGGGTTGATGGCAAGGCTGACTCTAACTTGACTGGAGTCGTCGGTGTAGCTGGCAACGATCTGGGTCTTGTATTCTGGAAGAACGATGAGACTCATACGCTACTTATCTATAAGAGTTACTATAATGGCAATGAGCCAACAGCTACAATAAACCTACCATTCACGCCTACTGGTGCCGTAACATCTATGTTCCCGACACAAGAGTCTAGTGAGGAGCCAGCACAGGGGATCAGCCGCGGCGTCGTGCTATACGGTGACGGTGGCGCTATCTGGTTACGCAATACTGGCAGCAAGTACGGTTATAAGACGCTTACCGATAAGGCTGTGACTACTGCTTGTGGAACCGGGTCTCCATACGGTACGATTGTCTGCACTGCTGATGGCGCTCTCATCGCGCCCGGTACAGGCAATGAGGCTGTGCTGACCACAGATAAGGTGGTATCGTGTGCAGGCGACGCTGTTGATAGCTTATTCAATACTAGTAATAAGATAGTAGCTGTGCTGGTGACCGAGAGTGGCAAGGCCCTTACCGTCATTAGGAATACTGACGGTAGTTACGGTACTGATCAGCTTGTAGCTAGTGGAGCCGTTGAGGCTATGGGGTCAACGTGGCCGTGCTTGTACGTCGGTGGCGATGATAGGGTATGGCAGGTAGACAATAGCGAGCCACTGTATGATGGGAACGTGACTAGCTATAGTTACGACGCTAAAACAGGTTATCTGACATACACGCTGGAGAACGGCGATGCTATCAGATATTTCCCGGGCGGTGAGGTAAGATCTGAATCACAGCCACAAGAAGGCGCCCAGATCTTGACACAGCACGTGGCTGACGTGACTATGTCTGCAGGCAAGTTCTGGGGATCTACTGGAGAGGGCTGGGTCGGTGAATCCCCATCGACGTATACTCTGGCCTGTGGTTCTAGCGGCATCAAGCAAGTAGCCCTAACAGATGCGAACAAAGCCTATCATAGCGCGTGGCTAGACAATGACGGGACGCTGTACTGGGTCAGCCCTGATGCTAGCCCAGTTAGGAATGACGTTGTACTCACATTGAAATCATCACAGTTAGTAGGCACTGGCTGGGCCGGCGTGGGACTACTGTCTAGCAGCCTGCCTTATATAGTCTGTGCATACAAGGAAACTGGTCAGTACAGACTATACAAGGTCAATGACAAGACTGATTTCTATTATGTTGACCCAACTGTTGAGACCACGAAAGACCCATTCAACGTCAATGATGGCGAGACTATTCTAGGCGTGTATGGCGATAAGTACGGTCAGAAACTATATACGAACAAGGCTGTGTATTCATACGCTGCTATTGATGCTGCCATGACTCGTAAGGCGCTGCTTGAGACCATTAGTAGCGTCATGTATGTTGACGGGCTGGGAATGGTAGCTAAAGTAGGCAATGATCTAGTAGCATTAGGGTATACTTATACTACTGCTGACAACGTTGATAAGTATAAGAGAATCACTGGTATGACCGGCGACATCATCCCTAGTCTCTGCTCATCTAGAGCTGTCGCTACAACGACTGGATACTGGTCTAGGTCTGGTGCGACAGCTAATGAAATCAGATATACATCAATTCCAGTTACTGGCAGCAGCAGCGTGGGCACGCCACTGACCAGTATTGATGCTGCAATGATAGTCACTACAAGTGGATTATGGTCATATGGTTATGCTGACGAGGCTACTACAGTGTCCTTGTTCAAGCAAGGCAAGCAGCTACCTAGCAATCCATTGAAGGCTGTCACAGGGAGCAATGCTGTTATTGTAGAGACATCAGATGGCTTATATAGATGCGCCACGTCAGCAGGCGATCTAGAGGCGACGCTATTTAGCGGCGACCCGATTATCGATGGTTTCAACATAACAGGTAATGCTAACATCGCTGCAGCCATAACGTCTAGAGGCGAGCTATGGTATGACGATGGAGCTCGCATGGTCAGGTCCACAGGCGATTACTCGCCATTCACGACTATTGTTACGACTAGCGAGACTGGGCTGATAGCAGCATATGGTCAAGACCAGGCACAATCAATGAGGCTGACTAAAGCGCCTACACCGTTCCCATGCTTGATGGTTGATGACTTCTTTGATCAACTTGCCCCAGCTATAACGGACCTACAGCCTGCTGACGGTCGGGCAAGCTACTACTGGGGTCGCGGCGACGCTACTCGCACAGCTGGGGTCCTGTATAACTATGATAATGACTCGTCGTGGGTGACGTCAGTCTATAGCAGTGGCATCTATAATGACACGGTAGGCTCGGCTGACAACACATACGCTGCAGAGGCTATCATGGGGGCCGTGCTGCCTACAGTCTCGTCATTCACCGGGTCTGGACTCATAATGGGCGGGACGCCTGGAGAGCTAGTGACTAGGAAACGAGCAGACGGGGAGCGCTACATCGAGTTCGGCACAGCGTCGCTATCAGGCCCAGACGTGTCTGGAGACCACTTGAACGTGCTCCATCAGCTAGCAGATAATAGTATTGAGATACTATACCCAGTGAATAATGATGATGGCACGAGATCGTATGGATGGCATACTGTGACGGCTCTACCTAGCAGCCACATAACAGAGTACTACCCTCATGATCAAGCAGCGGAACAGACTGTGCTAGCGTTCGATGATGGCAGCCTGTGGCTGGTGATCCCAGCAACAGGAAGTGACGATCAGCCCCAATACGTCAAACTATGGAATGCTGGAGTGGGGTCACCTAGAGACGTCAATATTGACAATAATCAACCACGTATGGCTATCAGCCCTGATGGATCGTACGTTGTCATAATCGCTGCTGCAGCCGGAACCTTCTACACTCTGAATGCCCCAGATGGTAAGACGCTATCGACGTGCAAGGGCCTTTCTGCTATACTGGGTACGGACGGCACCTTGTACTATGTTGACGAGACCGATAGTAGCAGCCCCAAGCTGGACCCCACAGAGGACCCACGTTTCTATAAGGCTGCAGAACAGGCCTAACATGACGTTATAATAGTTTGTATACATAAGAGTAGACAAGGGGGATACGTATCATGGTACTCGGTTTCGGCAATCCTATTCCGCCGGCCGGTCAGCCCGGGCCCGCTGCAGCAGTGGGCCAGCGGCCTCACATGGATTACGCTGGTATGGTCAAGCAATCCATGCATGAGCTTGCGACGTGGGTGACCGCTGGGTCTAGAATGGCGCCACAGCCAGTGAGCTTGACTGTTGATGGTTATCGTAACGTGTTCGAGGTAGGCGACAAGTTCAACATCGAGGAACTGTATGGTTACTTTGACGTCGAGAATCGGGTCACAGCAGGTCATTCTCCAGTCAAGATGGTAGTCAGGTATGATGATGGCAGCAAGAAGCGAGTACAGGCTTCTGACCTAACGTTCGCTATAGATGACGGTAAGGGCGGTTACAAGCCATGCGAGCTCGGTGGCGCCCTAGGTGAGCAGCGGCGTCGTACACTAATCGCTACCTACACTGATGAAGACACTGGCGTGAGCGTGAAGGATACTATGCAGATCGTCGTCACGGAACACGTGGCCCCAGAGCAGACCTTGCGATTCAAGGTCGGTGTAGAGATACCAGAAAACTTGAGAGACACTGTTATTCCTGCTATTGAATACAATCGAGACGTATATGATAAATCACCAATGATTATCCCTATCAACAATTACGATGAAGACACACTATTATTCACTGTAGATTCAGATAATATTGCTCATGTAAGACCTATATACGCATCTTTTGATTCATCGGGAAAATTACGTGAAGGATGGGCTGCATTTGATGCACCAGGAGATCCAACAGACTTGTTTAGTGTTGATGGGGTGCCAGCGTCATCAGTTGATGGTATTTCAGAAATCTCTCTAGGGAGATACATAACAGAAATAATAAGCGATCCAGATTATGCATGGTTAAAGTCAAATGTGTATAATTTTAGGCGGAACGAGTTCAAGGGCTGGATCAATCTACAGTATGGGCTTATAGAAGAACCCACAACATTGAGACATGTTTATAACTACAGAACAGGCCAGTACGCTGGCTGTCATAAACTAGTCGGTTTCAAGGATCTACAAGGAAAAATAGTAGACCAGCCTGAAGAATTAGGAAATGTAAACTGGTCGGATAACGGGACTGCACAAGGATTTAGGGATAGTCAGTTTGAGAACTGCTACTCACTAACTAAACCTCTAGTAGAACACAGCCCATCATACTACACACCATACGACTCGACGAGGTTTTTGAACTTTAGAACCGGTCAGTATTTCAATTGTCGTTCTTTAACAGTTGCTGCAGATGAGGACCCGTTCAAGCCAGGAAACGCCACGACAGTTCATTATAGAGCTGATCAGTACTATGGATGCAGGGCGCTAACTACCAGCAAGCCAGAGCATACTCATGATCAGACTGGTCAAGTTGACGCTAATCTCGTGACTAGAGACGCGACGTTTAGATCACGACAGTATTACGGTTGCTCGTCTCTCAAGGCTAACGGTATAGAGAAGATGATCGAGACACTGACCGGGGAACCATTCATTTCCACGACTATTAGAGACGATAAGTACTATGGTACTCAAGTAACTGACGCTGAACCATTCTATTACCAGGGAAATGATAGTGACGAGCCAGTCAAGGCGCTACAGAGTGATGTCTATACGTGGCACTCTGCCGACAATAAGACGACTAAATATGTCCGTCATTATAGTATCTATGGTGGCACGGCAAATACACCTAATGCTATCACAGCGACCACTGATAGCAAGTGGAAATCTACCTATAAAGAGAACGAGGTGCTCCAGGTAGATGGTTTGACTGTAGATATTGCTAACAACGATGGTAGTACCCAGCGTTATACGCCGCCATTCGCTACTAACATGTTCAAGTTCGAGCCGCCTGTAGGAACAAAGGTCCATGCTGACGATGATCACGTGAGTATAACATACACTGACGATGGTACCTCGGTGACTACTAGTGTGCCAATCACAGTGACTGCAGCATAAGCAGATATATGTCAATAATCTGCTAATAGCGAATCATGAGGCTGACTGCTAACAAATAGTAGTCAGCCTCATGTTATACTAGAAATGGCTGGGTAGAGGAGCCCCCGCGTCACGCTCATTAGCGCGACTACAATCAATGTATACATAAGGGGTGATTCACCATGGAGAATAATTCTCCGTTACTACAACTACCGCCAGCTGTCCTGCAAGCAGCGCAATGGGTCGCTCTCGTGCTCTTGCCTGCTTTCACGACTCTATGGCTTGCGCTCGGCCCGATCTGGGGACTCCCGGCTGTGCAGGAGGTCGGCGCTACACTGACCGCTATTGATGCGTTCCTAGGCACAGTCCTAGGCGTTACCGCACAGTCTCTAGCTAAAGCACAGTCAGCCGCTAGCCAGGCGACTACACAGGCACTGCTAGCAGAGCTAGAGTCTGTTAAGAGCGAGCTGGCCGCACTCAAGGATAATGGTGGTGATGCTGATGATGACAAGAAGCAGGCTTAAGAGGATTGCTACAACAATAGCCTCCATCATAACTGTAGCCTGCCTTGGCGCACAGCCGGCTATGGCTGCTGAAGCATTACAGGGAATCGACGTGAGTGGATGGCAGCTGCCATCTGCAACCAGAACAGCACAGGCTGATTTCGCTATCGTCAAGGCTACACAGGGGCTTGGTTTCGAGAACAATTATCTTGCTGCCCAGGCTAATGGAGCTCTTGCCACGGGAAAGAAGCTTGGCTTGTACCATTATGCTGGAGGCAGTAGCTGCACTGCAGAAGCAGACTTCTTTGTCAGGGTATCGAGGCCTTGGATAGGCAAGGCTATGCTTGTGCTAGACTGGGAGTCTTACCAGAACCGCTCTTGGGGATCCACGACATGGGCGACCTGTTTCGTGAACCGCGTCAAGGCTACCACTGGCGTGACGCCGATGGTCTATGTGCAGGCCTCTGCACTGAATCAGGTCGCTGGCGCTCGGGCTGCTAACGCTGGTCTATGGGTTGCCCAGTACGCTAGTAACAATGCGACTGGCTACCAGTCATCTCCATGGAATCTTGGCCGGTACGGTGAGGCTATGAGGCAGTACACTAGCAATGGCTGGGTTACTGGTTATAATGGCCCACTTGACCTAAACATCTTCCTTGGTTCTAGGGAACAGTGGGACAAGTACGCTAACCCTAGCAGTAAGCCAGTTGCACAGCCGAGCACTCCAGCTGTGCAGCCACAGCAGCCATCACAGCCCGCTAACGCAAGCAAGACTTGCGTGACTGTTCAGGCAGGTGATAGCCTGTCTGCTATCGCTGCACGCTATAGCAGCAGCTACACTGAATGGACAGGCTACAAGTCAGGCAACCCAAGTGTGATTTATCCTGGTGAGGTCGTTTGCAAGGCAGGCGGCGCGGTTTCACAGCCAGCTACTAGGCCACAATCGAGCAACAGTTCAGCTAGTGTCTACTATACGGTCGTGAGTGGGGATAGCCTATCAAGGATCGCTGCTAGGTACGGCACCTCGTGGCAGTCAATCCAGCAGCTGAATGGCATCAGGAACGCCAGCCTGATCTACCCTGGTCAGAGACTACTTGTTCGACGTGGCTCTACCAGTAGCTACACTGCCCCTGCTAGCAATAGTAGCTACTACCGTGTCAGGTCAGGCGACACGCTGTCTGGGATCGCTGCTAGGTACGGCACCTCGTGGTCTTACCTGCAGCAGCTGAATGGCATCAGGAACGCCAGCCTGATCTACCCTGGTCAGACTATTCGGGTCAGGTGATGATATAATAACAGTGGCACATCTAGTTGTGCTACACTATAGCATCTAGAGATGGCGGTGAGCTCACAAGGCTTACCGCCATCTCGCTTATTAGGTTATGGCTATAGATCGAGTACCGCGAGAACTACAGTACGTACTCACGATCTCGAGATAGTCTTAACGACAAAACATCGAAAATCGTGTACATGGTATAGTCCATCACCTATAACCATGATCGGCTTTAGAATCGATGAGACAAAGAATCTCGCATGCTGTCTACTCACCGTCGAGCAGATAGCAGAATAGGCAGCCCAGTAAGATGATCAAGAAGCCGGGCTGCCCGTATTGAGTCCACGTGGAAAGGAGAATCATAAACCACGTGCAATACTATTATATCATGAGAGCGGTTGTAGACACAAAGGTCCACAACCGCTCTCACTTACTCACATAGTTGATGAGCTACTTCAGCCGAAACACTACACTGTCATCAGCGTCATCTTCTTCCCCTTCAACGTCGTCGATCACAGCCAGATGACCGTCACTGATAGTGAGCTGGACATCTTCATCCTCCCACGTCTCGAGCGCGTAACGATCAGCATCGTACCATGGATCATTAGAGAGATCAGTAGACTCAACGAGCCACCATCTCCAGTCCATGCCACCCCGATCGAGAGAAGCGATGTATGTCGCGTTCATAGCCCAGTCCAGAGATTTCTCTAACTCTGTTGCTGTGCGCCCTGGAACATTGATGAGGTCTCCAAGCTTATCAGACGCTTCATTAAGCAGAGCGTGAGCACGAGGCCAATCACCACTAACGACAGCTTCATCAGCGTGGACGAGTTCCTCGACACCAGCATCAAAACTAGCAAGAATATCCTCGTCAGTCTCATCAGTGTTGTCGACGGCGTCCCTGACTTGGTCAACTAACCAGCTCAAGCCGTTACCAGTCAAGTCAGAACGGATAGCGTCCTGAACAAAAGCCTTGATCTCATTGTCAGTCAGTACTTTGTTGATCATGGTTTCCATGATGATCACCTTATCCTTTATTCACTCAATACGTCCGCGAGTACCTCTCGCACCACGTTCAATACTATAATATAGGGGAGCTTCCGAGAAACTAGTCTACCAGGTGTCCGACCTCGTCCTCGAGAATCTCGAGCGTGTTTGGAACTGGAGTGGCAGGCATTACTTCACGCCACTTTGCCTGTAAGACTCTTCTCCTTTCTTGCTTCTTCTCTTCCTCCTTCATAGCTTGTTTCTCTGCATCTTGCTCTGCCTCCTGTTCCTCACTAGCCAGTTTAGCCTCAACAGCGGCCCACTTCTTCTTATCGACGATCGCGACATAGCGCTGGATCTTACCATTGATCGAGGTTCGCTTCTCGCCAAGACCAGCAACAGCCTCTGCCTCACGACGAACGTACTTCTTCTCGCGGCTACTCATATCACCAGCAGGGAAATCAGCATACAATACGTTGAATACGCCACTACTAGTTGGCTCAAGGCTCATTAGTTTAGCGTCATCGATAGCAGCCGTTAGCTCATAGCTCATCTTAATCAACGATGAGCAGCTAACAGTCGTGTCAGGCCATTCACCACGCTTCTCGTTCCATAGTTCCCAACCGTGACTAACAAGAGCGTGAATAGTCTTACTAGAGAAACAAACGTCCCAGCGAGACTGGTTAGGCCACTTAAGCTTATCAGCGTCAGCCATCCACCAGCCACGAGGCTTAAAGCCTAGCGTCGGCACATCGACCTTACGACGACCTACAGCCTCCAGAGCGCTGAACGATGAGGCCTGGTTGCTTGAGAACATAAGCTTTAGCGCAAAGTGCTCTAGACCGATACGGCCACCACCATACCGTACCTGCTTGACGGCACCAGTAGTTAAAGCAGCGATAGTAGCCAGCTCATTATCACCTAAAGCGCCAGACTCATCAGCGAATGCGACTCTTTTACCTACAAGTGGAACAAGTGCAGCGCCACCAGTAAAGCCGTTCTGCTTCAAATTACTAGCATCAAGACCCATCGTGCTGATCGTTGAGAACTCTCTAGTGAATGCTGACTCGAAAGATGACTTGCCAGTACCGCCCTCATCAGCGATCAGGAAGAAGTGAGTAGGGCTCATAGGGCTAGCAAGATAGAATGCTACCATGCTCATGAACTCTGTCTGGTCATGCCCCCAGGCTTCTGCTAGTAGCTCTAGACGATCATCAGCATCGTCGGGAGTACTCACAGCGATAAGCGGCTCTCCTTCTGGAGAGTAAGACTCAAGCGTCTCCCATCCAGCCCGAGTAACAGCACGATATGGAATACCATCTATACTAAAAGCACTTACGTCGATGCGATGACCCACTCCTATCTTGCTAGCAAGCCAAGCAGCCTGATTAAGCGACTTGCAATCAAGCCCTTGACTGCCACCAGCCATTATTGGATCAAAACGCTGCCACTTACCGTCTATCTTCTTATAGAACTCCCAGCCATCACTCGTATGAGCATAAGCTAGAGACCCAGACACTAATCGAACCCAGATCATCGCTAGTTGACTAGACACAGGACCACGACGTGGAACAATCACATGCAGACCACTACTGACAGTGACGTTCTTCTCATCATCGCTGCTCGCCGGCGCCCACGGACCACTAACTATCTCTAGTCGACCAAGAGCTAGGAGTAAGCTGAAATCATACAAGCCATCAACAGCCTCCTCATCCCAGAACTCTGTTTCTAGTGCTTGAGCCGTTAGCTCGTATGTGTAAATTCTCTTTTCCATAACTGATCACCTCAATACTTATAATATAGTAGCACTTCCACGAATCATGTGATTCGTAAGAACTGATAACTGTATCACACATATCGCGCTGGCTATTTTCTGCCGATTTTGTCCCCGAACACAGGCTAAAGCCGATTAGCTGTGGCTGTGGCGGTAAGATGAGTGACTAATACAGCAGGCAGTGCCCGCCTCGGCCCTGCCAGGACGCTGGGTCGGGAGACTAGCGTCTCCCATTCTCATTCCTACTAACAAGCGAAATGTATACTACTTACCACTGCTAACCATCAACATAGGTGATGTGCTATCTTATAGGCTACCACTGAACTGATGATGGGCTACACGGTAGCTATACTAGTCTAGAA